CCTAGGCGCGTATTTCCGGACGTTTTTGATAGGGGGGCTACGTTGACCCGTACCGCCACTCCCATACCGTAGGCCCCGGAGGCCCACCATGCAGATCCGCGACCGCGTCCGCGAACTACGCCGCGTCCGGGCCGGCGACCTGACGCCGAACCCGAAGAACTGGCGAACCCACCCCAAGGCCCAGGCCGACGCCCTCCGCGGGATCCTGGCCGAGGTCGGCTATGCCGACGCCCTGCTCGCCCGCGAGCTGCCCGACGGGTCGCTGATCCTGGTCGACGGGCACCTCCGGGCCGAGACCACGCCCGACCAGGAGGTCCCGGTCCTGGTCCTCGACATCGACGAGGCCGAGGCCGACAAACTGCTCCTGTCGCTGGATCCGCTCGCGGCCCTGGCCCAGACGAACGTCGTCGCCCTCGACGCCCTGCTCCGCGAAGTCGACACCGGGAGCGAAGGGCTCCAGCAGATGTACGCGGATCTCGCTGCTAGTGCGAAACTTTACGTAGACCCCAAGGAGCCAAAACAGCGCGAGGACGCCGAAGACTCTGGCGAGATTGTTTGCCCGAGGTGCGGACACGCATGGAATAGGATAAAGGCGACCAATGAAAATACGTGATCGAATAGTGGGCCTGGAGCGAGTGAAGGCGAGCGCGCTGGTATGCAACAGAAAGAACTGGCGACAGCATCCGCCAGAGCAAAAGGCCGCGCTCCTGGAAATGCTGAACCTAGTTGGGTGCGCCGATGGACTGATAGCCAGGCGGCTTCCGTGCGGGGGCCTAGAGTTGATAGACGGGCACCTTCGCGCCAGCGTCCTTGGAGACCAAGAGGTTCCGGTTTTAGTTCTTGACGTGGACGAGCAGGAGGCGGCAAAGCTGCTCCTGACGATAGACCCGCTCTCGGCAATGGCGGACTCTGACCCGGCAGCGCTTGCGGCGCTCATAGAAAAAGCTGATGAGGCATCGACGGCGCTGGCTTCCATGTACGAGCAGATGGCAGAAAAGGCCGGGCTCAATGCGCTGGCCGATGCGGCAAGCAAGCAGGCCGAGGAGCTGGATGTGGACGGGTACGAAATGTCCTGCCAATGCCCAGAGTGCGGATTTGAGTTTGAACCGTAGAAAACCTGAATGTGCGTGGACTCTGGACAGCCTGGATGCCATTCCGAGGAATGGAGTCCGGGTGATGTCGACGTTTGCCTGTGGTGGAGGGTCGTCGCTGGGCTACAAGTTGGCTGGCTGCGAGGTTGTGGCGGCAAACGACATCGACCCGGAAATGGCGTGGCACTACCAGACAAACATCCGCCCGAGGCATTATTTCCTCTGCCCGATCAGAGACCTAATCACTGCCCAGGTGCCGGAAGAACTCAAAAGCCTGGACATACTGGACGGTTCGCCGCCGTGCTCAACGTTCAGCATTGCAGGCAGTCGAGAGAAATCATGGGGAAAGAAAAAGCATTTCCGAGAAGGCCAGGCGGAGCAGGTTTTGTCTGACCTGTTCTTTGACTTCCTGGACGTTGCGGAGCGTCTAATGCCGAAGGTTGTAGTAGCAGAGAACGTCCGCGGCATGGTTGTCGGCAATGCCAAGGGATACGCGAAGCTTGTGTGTAATAGGTTGCGAAAGATTGGCTACAGGCCACAGGTCTTTCTAATAAATGCTGTTTCCTGTGGGGTTCCACAAAAACGCGAGCGGGTCTTTTTCTGTGCAGTGCGAGGCGACGTAAAGGCGTTACCGCTTACCCTGACACCGACCCATAGGGTAATCACCGCGGGCGAGGCGACGGCGGACGTGCAGGATCTGACTCCAGAAGAGGAGAGAGAGAACAGGCCGAGAGGCTCCGACTTGAAATGGTGGCACAGGACTATGCGAGGCCATTCATACAAAGAGGCGGTAGAAAGAGCGGAGGGGAGGTGTTCTTTATTCCAGCACGTAAGGCTGAACGGAAACGATGCAGCTCCGACCCTTTCGGCCAATCACACTCTATTCACGCATTGGGATAGCTGCCGGACGCTGACATTCCGGGAGTGGAAGCGTCTGGGATCCTTTCCGGATGACTATGTGGCGAAAAGCGAGAAGATAGGAAAATACATGGTGGGAATGAGCGTCCCTCCACGCATGACAAAAGTTGTGGCGGATGCTGTGATCTCTCAATGGCTGAAAGGAGGCGAGCGTGGGAAAACGCGGACCGCGTAAACAGCCGACGAAGCTCCGCCTTCTCCGCGGCGACCCGTCGAAGGAAGGCAAACACGCCGACGAGCCGGTCCCGCCGGCCGGGGCCGTCGTCGCCCCGGCGTGGGTGACCGGCAAGGCCCGCGAGAAGTGGGACGAGGTCGTTCCGCAGCTCGAAGCGATGGGCCTGATCACGCCGGCCGATGTCGAAGCGATCGGCCGCTACTGTGCCATGTACGAGCAGTGGGTCCGCTACCTCGACCAGATCCGTCGCGGGCTCGACGTGCTCGTGATCCGCGACAAGGACGGGAAGGTGAAATACATGCAATCGACGCCGGCCGCGACGATGTTCGTCAAGCTGGCCCAGTCGATGCTCCGGATCGAGCAGGAGTACGGCCTGACACCGTCGGCCCGGGCCGGCATGGAGGTATCGCGTGGCGAAGTCCGAGACACGCTCCAGGCGTTCATCGAAGGCCGAGCCTAAACAGCCGACGCCGCGGAAGCCTCGCGGCCCGGCATGGAAGCGGCGGCCCGAGTACGTCCCCGGCTACACGTTCGAGCAGGAGCGGGCCGACCGCGTCGTTCGGTTCGTGCAGCAGTTCGTGACGATGACGACCGGCCGGAAGTTTGCCGGGAAGCCGATGAAGCTGATGCCGTGGCAGATTCACGACATCATCGAGCCGATCTACGGATGGGTCGACGCCGAGGGGCTGAGACGCTACCGCCGGGCCGCGATCTTCGTCAGTAAGAAGAACGGCAAGTCGTCGCTGATGGCGGCCCTGGTCCTGTATCACCTGCTCGCGGACGGCGAGCCGGGGGCCGCGGTCTACGGGGCGGCCGTGGACCGAATCCAGGCCGGGCTGATCTACCGCTCGGTCGCCGCGAGCGTCCGGGCGAACCCGGAACTCGCCCGAGCCCTCGAGGTGATCGACTCCCGCTCGACGATCGTCCACCGGCCGACGGCGTCCCGGTACACCTGCCTCGCCGCCGACTCGTGGAGGGCGGAAGGCATCGACGCGTCGTCCGTGGTGATCGACGAGCTGCACGCCCACCGGAAGCCGGATCTGGTCCAGGCCCTGACCTACGCGGGAGCGGCGCGAGCCCAGCCGCTCGTCGTGGCGATCTCAACGGCCGGCGAGTCGCGGAACGGCATCGGCTACCAGTGGTATCAGGATGCCCGCCTGGTGCAGTCGAGCCCCGAGGCCAACCCGACATTCTTCGGGAAGATCTACGAGGCCCAGGAGGACGACCCCCGCGGGCTCGACTCGCCCGAGGTCTGGCGAGAGGCGAACCCGTCGCTCGGGACCACGATCTCCGAGACGGACTTCGCGAACGACTACGCCGACAGCCTGACGAGCCCGATCAAAAGAACGTCGTTCCTCCGCTACCGGCTCGGGATCTGGGCCCAGGCCGACTCGCGATTCTTCCACGGCGACGACTGGGCGAAGTGCGGCTCGGCCCCGCTCGCCCCGCTCGAGGGCCGGCCGTGCTGGGTCGGCGTCGACCTGGCGTCGAACCTCGACATGACCGCGGCCGCGTTCGTCTTCAAGGAATCGGACGGCTCCTATTCGGTGGTCTGGAAGTACTGGGTCCCGTCCGAGACCGTGGCCGACCGCGTCCGCGAGGGCATCCCCTACGACGCGTGGATCCGGGACGGATGGGTGACCGTGACCGACGGCCACCGGCTCGATCACGAGGCCGTGGCCCGGGACATCATCGCGTTCGGCGAGGCCCACGAGATCAAGGCCGTGGGGTGCGACCCGTGGCAGGCCGGGGCCCTGGAGACGCTTCTCCAGCGCGAGGGCATCACGACGAAGGACATCCCGCAGCGGACGGCCTACCTCAACTCGTCTTGCAAGCTCCTCGAGGCCCTGGTCGTCGAGGGCCGGCTTCGCACGGGCGGGAACCCGGTCGCGACGTGGAACGCGAACCATGTCTGCGTCTACACGGATCCCACGGGGATGATCAAACCCGACAAGGCGAAGTCGAACGAGAAGATCGACGGCATCGCGGCGCTCGTGAACGCGCTCGCTCTCGCGTCGACCGACGAGGACACGGGAGCGGCCCCCGACCTCGACGATTGGAAGATCCGACTCTTGTAGCCGAGATTCTGCCCGGGCCCGCCGGGGGAAACTGGCGGACATGCCCAGCCCCAGAAAACGCCCGGCCACCCCCGGAGGCCGCGGCAGCCGCCGCCGGACCCCGGCGAAGGCCGCCGCGGCCCCGCGCGTGATCTCGATCCGACGGACCACGCTCCCGGTGCCGGGGACGTGGGGCGACATCCTGCCTTCGGTCGTGGGCCCCGAGACCGCGGTCCGCGTGTCGGCGATCTTCGGGGTCGTCCGGTGGATCGCCCAGGCCGTCGGCATTTGCCCGATGCAGATCATGCAGGAGCGGCCGGACGGCCGCCGCGAGAAGGCCGACCTCCCCTGCGCCTACACGCTGCGGAAGCGGCCCAATAACTGGCAGTCGGCGTGGGACTTCTATGTCTTGCAGGCCTACTGGACCGCCCTCCACGGCAACGGCTACGCCCGCGTGGTCTCGGGCGATCGCGGCTGGATGACCCAACTGATCCCGCTCCACCCGTCCCGGGTGAAGGTCGAGCAGTCGGCCGTCGACTACTCGCTGACCTACAAGTTCTGGACGGAGAAGGGCCAGTGGGAGCCGATCCCGGGCCCCGTGCTCCATTGGCGATGGATCTCGGATAACGGCATCGTCGGACACGCCCCGGCCGAGATGAACGCGACGAGTATCAACCTCGCGCGGCAGCTCGACACCGCGGCCACCGCGTTCTGGTCCAACTCCGCGCGGCCCGACATGGTCCTCGAGACGGACGAGAAGGTCCCCGACGCGGCGGTCGACGCCCTGCGCGACATGCTGCACCAGGCCTACGGCGGGGCCGAGAACCGCGGGAAGGCCGCGGTCCTGCCCAAGAAGACACGGCTCAAGCCGATCGAGTCGAACAGCATGGAGGCGTCGCAGTTCCAAGAGCTGCGGGACGCGATCCTCCCCGATGTCTGCCGTCACTGGGGCGTGCCCTCCACGCTCCTGGGTGACGCGAAGATGAACAAATACTCGACCGTGGAGCAGGAGCACCTGTCCGCTCAGGTCTGGTGCCTGCTCCCGTGGGCCCGCCGCATGGAGTCGCCGGTCGATATGGCGCTCCAGCCGGTCTACGGGGAAAACGTCTACGCGAAGCTCGACACCCGCGGCATCCTGCGGGCCGACACCGCGGGCCGGGCGGCCCTGTATCAGTCGCTCTGGAACATGGGGGCGATCACGCCCAACGAGATCCGCGACCGCGAGGACTTCGACCTCCTCGACACGCCGGCGGCGAATCAGACGTTCGTGCAGCTCGGGTTCTCGACGCTCGACGCCGCGGCCGCCCAGGCCGGGGCGGCCGGGGGCGAGCCGCCCGCCGCCGTCACCGAGCCGGCCGGCGACACGCCGGACGACGAGGCCGACGAGACCGGCGAGACGACCGACGACTCCCCGGGCGACGACGTGACCGAGGCCGGCGGCTTCCGCCTCGGGCAGCGCGTGTACTGGGCCGGCGGCGAAGGCGTGATCGAGCACCTGATGACCGACGGCGTCCTCGGCGTCGAGGGCTCGCCCTACGCGATCACCGCCACCGAGGCCGAGCCGGCCGCGAGCGTCCGCGTGTACTTCGACGACGAGCCGACCGAGTTCACGGTCGGGAAGCGAGTGTCGGAACTGTCGGCCACGCCGATCGAGACCGAGGGGGAGTGACCATGTCGAACCAGATCGAGACCCGCTACCTGTCGCAGTCCGCGGACCCCGATGTCGAGCTCCGCCTGGAGACCCGCGACGACGGCCGGCCCGTGATCGTCGGCATGGCCCCCCCATGGAACAAGTGGAGCGTCGATCTGGGAGGCTTCAAAGAGCGTTTCATGCCGGGGGCCTTTCGGAAGTACCTCGACCGGACGCCGAACGACCCGCGCGGCAAGGCCGACGTGGTCGCGAAGTACAACCACCAGGACTCCGCGGTCCTGGGCCGGACGACGAACGGCACGCTCGACATCCAGGAGACCGACAAGGGGCTCGTGTTCCGGGCCACTCCGCCCGTCGGCACGCCGACGACGGCCGAGGTCGTGCCCCTGATCCGCGACCGGTACATCTTCGGGTCGTCGTTCGCGTTCTCGCTCACCGAAGCGCGGGGCGAGTCGTGGGACGAGGATCCCGCCGGGAACGTGACCCGCACGATCACCGAGGCGGCGATCTGGGACGTTTCTCCGGTGACCCACGCCGCCTATCCGAATAGCTCCGTCGGCCTTCGCTCCCTGTCGGCATGGAAGGCGGCCCGCGGGCTCGTCCAGCACAGGAGCGAGGGCCGCGGGCTCGTGATCTCGCTGGACTACGATCGGACCTGGACCGCGGCCCCCGGCCTCTGGCGTTCGTTCGTCGGCATGGCGACGGCCGCCGGAAACCGCGTCGTCTGCATCTCGCGGCGCGAGAACGACGAGGCGAACCGCGAGGAGCTGCGGCTGGCGTTCGCCGACCTCGAGGTCTCCGACCTGATCCTCTGCGGGGCGAACACCCAGAAGCGTGACGCCGCGGCCGCCGCCGGCCTGGCGGTCGACGTGTGGGTCGACGACTACCCCGAGGGCATCGTCGGGGCCACCGACGCGAAGCCGACCCGGAACCTGAAGGTCTCGACCCTGGCCGGTGCCCGAGCCGCCGCCGCGGCCGCCGTCGCCCGGATGAAGGCCAACGTCTAAGCGGGAGCCGACATGCCCTCGACCCTGAATCACACCGGATCCGTCCAGTTCCGGACGCTGTTCGCGGACGGCGACGTGAGGCTCGCGCGAGACCTGACGCTTAAGACCGACCTCCCGGACGGCAGCGGCACCGGGCAGGCGAACCTCTACTGGTCCGGCGTCCTGACGCTGAACGCCGCGGCGTCGACCACGCTCGACGTGTCGCTCCTCGAGTCCGTGATCTTCGGCTCGGTCGTCTACGCGGCCCCGGCGTCGATCAAGAGTCTGACGATCCGGAACACGTCGCCGGGGGCGACCGTCAAGGTCGAGCCGGGGGCGACGAACGGATGGTCGCAGATCACCGGCCACAATGTCGGCAAGTCTGGCGTGGCGATCCACTACGCGCCGGTCGACGGGCTCCCGGTGACGGCGTCCTCGCGGACCGTGAAGTTCACGAACAACGCGACGGCGATCTCGGCCACCGGGGCGACCACGAACGGCTCGACCGCGGTGACCGGCCTCGCGTCGACCGCGTCGATGGTCGTCGGGATGGCGGTCTCCGGGACCGG